CCGGTGACCAGGCCGATTCGTTGGCTATGCGCGACTGCACCTCGATCTGACCCTTTTGCGCGTAGATGTCGGAAGGCGCCGTCCAGCCCACGCGAATACGCGAAATCACCGAACCATCGGCCAGGCGCAATAACTCGGCCGTGCCGCTCGCCAAGGTGAGCCCGGTCACGGTGGGCACACTAAACGGGTCAGGCAGATTCGATTCGGCAATCACGGCCGCTGGCGCTAACACCGCCTGCGTATAAATACTGGCGTTATATTCACGGGCAACGACATACACCTCGTCGTTGTCCTTGATCTCAATTTGCAGGATACGAAAGAGCTTCGCGCTCCAACCCGGCGTCGAGTGCGTGATCGGCACCACATCACCGACCTCGCAGCGCAGGCCTTCCTGAAACGCGGAGAACTTGACGACCAGCCCGTAGCGGCTCTGGTTCAACGTCAGCTGCCCGATGTTCTGCGCGCGGTAACTGTTGGCCGTGAACGGCAGATCAATCTTCGCTTCCAGAATCAGCGCGTTGTCGGTCGCGCGCAACAACGTCGACTCGATCATCGCCAGATCGGGTTGCCACTTCTTGGCCGGGTTATAAAACCCAGCCGTCACCCGGTTGTATTTGACACGCTTGCCGGCCTGACTGATGACCCAGGAGCCAGTGATATTGCTCTCTGTAAATCCGAAGCTCGAGGCGGTGGTCGCGATATCCAGCACCAGCCGATACTTGCCGCCGCTAAAGATCAGCATGCCGCGGCACGCCGTGAGCAAGGCCCGGATGTTGTCGTAGGCCGTCTGATTAGTGTCAACCGTGCCGTCGCACGTGTAGGCCGCATAGTCGGCTTGCGTTAGCGTGTGCGTGCCGACACCGGCGCTTGTGATATCCACGGCAATGCCCGCAAACGCATTAGCCGCACTCGTTGCTAACTGGTAGGCCGTGTCCGTTGACTTGATCGCGTAGTAGGTTGTCGTGGCGGTGAGTGGTGTAGGCAGGGTTGCCACCGTACTTACTTTGATGCCGTCGCCAGTGTCGATTGGCAGCGCCTGCGCAAAGGTCAAGGTATCGCTCGCCGCATCGGCCGTGAAGGTGTCTGAGAAGGCGGGGGACGTAATGCGTGCGTCACAGGCGCTCGCCGCTGCGATAAAACTGACGTCATCCAAGTTGGCAGCAGAAATTCCGCGTCCGTAGAGTGGGTTTGTCAGGTAGTCACGCACCGCTAATGCTGCGTTGTTCGAATAACGTGTCTGCCCATCGCACGGGTCATAGAGCGTGCGCCCGCGAACATCCGCCGTGATGGTCGGCAGACCCGAGAACGCGTTGCTGTCGTATTTGAGTTTGACGTAGACGTAGGCGCAGTTGGCGAGTTTGCACTCGGTGGTCCATTTCGGCACGGCACTGATTAAATCGCTGTCTGCCGATTCACTGGCAGTGCCCAGGTGCTTATTGACTGTCACCAGACCCGCGAACTTGGCATCGGTCGCGAGCAGATCATCCAAATACACGTTGTCGATCGCGGCCACCGGACCCTCGGCGAGAACCACAACGATGTGCAGATATTCGTTGCTGGCCCCTGACACCTCGATCAGCACCCGCGTGCCGCCAACCCGTCGTCGCCCGTAGATCACGGGAATCGGATCGACGTTGCTCTGCGAGTTGAGGAGGATGCCCTGCGCTTGCGCAGCGGCCACAGCCGACTGAGCGCTCGATGGCCCATTGCTGCCAATCACCGACTGCACAGCGAGGCTTGCCACACCACCGGCCACGAGGCCCGTCGCCCCGCCAATGAAACTGGCTGTGGCAAGTGACGCCCCCAGCACATCGGCAGCCGCTGCCGTGATACCGGACTCGATCACCATGCCCAATACTGCATCGGCCACCACTGCGCCCACGGCCTCCGACACCACCGAGCCGACGATGGCGCCGATCACAATACCGGCCATTACTGGACTACCTTGGCAAAGAGGCGTTCGCTGTCCCGATAACCCAGGTGCTCAAGCAGGCGGCCGAAGTCTTTTTCTTGCTTCACGTGGTAGTAGATCTTCTTCACGCCCTGCGCTCTGAGGCCAATCTCGGCGTAGCGCAACAGTTTCAGCGCCACGCGCCCGACCCGGGCTTCAGGGACCACGTAGACCGCGCTGTTGGCGGCGACCAGTGCCTCGCAGTAATGGATGTGGGTTTGCACGATGAAACTCGCGTAACCGACAATCACGCCATCGCGCTTGGCGATGAAGGTGGCGAGTTTTCCAGCAGCGTCCAGTTCGCAGTAGCGTTTCCAGTCGATGTTCAGGTGATCCAAATCCTTCTGACCAACCTCGTCGTATTCGCGCGCGGCCAGCGCCTGCAATTCGCCGATCGCCGAACCCACCGAGATGCGCGCATAGGTGTAGCTCAAGCAGCGCCCCATTTAATCTGCTGGTTGATGTTGGTGACGAACTGAAATCCACGATCTCCCGGAAACCAGATCTGTTCTTCCGGGTCATTGGTGTGCCGGCCTGGCGTTCTCTGGAAATCTACCCATTGCGAGCTGGCAGTCACCGCAATCGTGCAGGTGCCGTTGCCCGGGTCGTCCGATATTTCCATCGCATCGATGCGGCCATCGAACACCAGCAACGGGTTGCTGATGAGTGCCAGGCGGTAATCGAGAAACGCCTTGTAGATCGCAATGCGCCGGTCGATGTAGGGTTTGGATAGCGCAATGGAAATCCACAGCTGATCTACCGCCGACACCTGCACCGTGACGTTTGGAATGCTCATGTCGCTAGTCTCGGACAGACCCGTAAATCCCAGAAAGTGCCCGTTGGCAGTAAACGCATTGCCAGACCAAATGACGTTGATCCAGGCGTCGGTCATGCGGATGGTGCCGTCGTCAAAGACCACCTCGACCAGATACACCGGCTGGTTGCTCGACTTGAGGAGCTCAGCTATGAATTCGGTGCTCGCGCCGCGATCCATTAAAAAGCCTCCACCAGTTGCAAGCTGAAGTTGTAGATCGACCCGGGCGCTACCGCAGACTCAAGGGTGTCGCCACCCATGGCCAGGGTAAACGGTACGTTGCGCACCACCAGGCTGACGTTGTCGCCGGGCACCATCAGCAGCGCTGGTTCGATCAATAATGTCGCCGAACCGGTGCTATCGGCGTTGGCGTCCGCAGTGACCATGTAGACCTTGGTCTGGCCTGCGATACCGAGGAAATCCCCGGATTTCATGACGCCAGCCAGATTCGCTGTCCAGCCCCGGGTTGCGAGACTTCTCCCTTGCTGATTCGCACCATTGACCACCGGCGTTCCGGTGGCGATCCCTTGAGGCAACTTGTGCGCGGGCAGTGCCGCAGTAAACGTATCCCACTGCCCGCGCTGGGCCAGAACAAACGCCTGAATCGGCGCAAATTGCGCGCGCGTGAGACCCACCCAATCGGCGGTAATCACCCAGCGCTGCGCGCCGTTCGTGCGCACACTGCGCCGCAGGTTGTGCGAGAGCGAGACGCGCGTGGGCTGGTAGGACTGGATTTTGAGGGCACTGGGAGCGGGGCTGGTCGGAAAGCTGCCGCTCATGCCGTTATCCCATGCCGGCCGCGCATATTGAGCGCCTGGTTCACGATGCCGACCACCACGGCCTTGTTTTGCACCATCGCCGACTGAAAGCTTCGTGCGTCCATCGCCCGCACTGAGAAATTAATGTTGATCGGTGCCTGCGGCGCGGCGCTGCTGCTTGTGGTCGAAGACGTTGCCGGCGACTGGCCGTTGGGAATGATCGATCCCGCGCCATTGGGCACGAACCACTCGGGGCCTTCCTCGCCGACGATGTAGGGCTGATTCGCTGCCACCGGCCCGCCACCAGCTTTGAAGAGGCCGGAGATAAAATTGCCAGCACTGCTGAACATGCCCGAGAGTGACATCCCGCTCGTCGCCTGTGCCAACGGCTTCATGATGCTGTTCTGGATCTGGATGCGAATCAGATCGGCAATGATGTAGTTGGCAAGGCTTTTGAAATCGAGCTTGCCGGTCTGCACAAACCGCACCAGTGCATCCTCCATGCCCTTGAAGGCGTTGGTAAAGAGCCGCTCTGCCTGCGCTGCCGCATTCGTGACGCTCTCGATGTAGCTGTTGAGCGCTTTGGTGACGCCCGTTTCCCAAGCGCGTTCCGCTTCCCACCTTGCATCGATCGCTTTGATAATAGTGACAGTGGATTTGACAGCTTCATCACGCAAGCGTTGCTGGGTGGCAATGCTCAATTGCGTGCCGCTTTGCTCGGCCTCCCAGATTTGCTGTTCCACCGCCAAGAAGTTCTTGCGTTTGACGTTGGCAATTTCCTGGGCGCGTGCGTTCGCACCGATCAGCTCAGTTTGAAAGACGTACTGCTCGTTGGCCTGCGCCAGACTGTGGGTGAACGCATTGATGCGCTTGCCCTCATCGAACTTCTGCTGCGCATCAAAGCGCTCATTGACCGCCTGCACCAAGGTGGCGGTTGACTTGGTGGCCTCGGTGCGCAGGCGCTGCTGCGCCTCGGCGGACAGCTTGGCACCATTCTTTTCTGCATCCCATATTTGTTGCTCCACAGCCAGGAAGTTTTTACGGCCCTCGGTGGCCAGTGCCTGGTCCCGCGCATTCAAGCCAATCAAGGTGTTCTGAAGTTGGTATTGCTGGTTGGCGACATCCAGGCTGTGGGCAAAGGCATCGATGCGCTTTGTCTCATCAATGTTCTGAATTCTGGAAACCGTGGCGGTCACCTTGGCCATATCACCCAAGCGGCTTTCTTTGACGGCCAGCAGGCGACCCTTCTCGACCATGGC